AAAAAGCAAAGGTTAAAGAAGGTTTAGCTGATCGTGAACGTAGAAAGGCTGAACTTGTTGAAGGAGCAAAGAAACCAGCGGCTAAAGCAACCGTTGATGATGATTTTGGTTTTTGAGAGAAAGCTATATTATTAGATGAATGGTTAAAGGAATAATAATATGGCAGACATTGATATTCTAAATATTCAACCTAACAAAGTAAATGCCACCTTAAGTGGTAAATATATTTTGTTATATGGTGCACCAAAAATTGGTAAAACTACTTTTTGTGCAACTCAATTACCTAAACCTCTTATTGTAGCTACTGAAAAAGGTTATGCAGCAATTCCAGGTGCTATGGCAGTTGATGTAACTAAATGGACTCAGTTTAAACAAATTGTCAAACAGTTGGAAAATCCAGCTGCAAGAGAAAAATATGAAACTGTAGTTATTGATACAGCAGTAATTTTAAACTCTCTTTGTGAAGAGTATATTTGTCAGCAAAATGGGGTTAGTTCATTAAGTGAAATTCCTTATGGTAAAGGCTATGGATTATATGAAAAAGAATTATCAAATATTTTCCGTAAAATTACTATGATGGGATTAGGATTAGTTTTTATTACTCATCAAGAAATTAAAATCAATAAGAATGACAAAGGTGAAGAATATGAAACTATTCAACCTGTATTAGATAAGCGGGGAATGAAAGTAATTAATGCTCTTGTTGATTTTATTTTGTATATTGGTTCTGAATGGGATGAAACTGGAAATAATAATAGGTATTTCTACACTAGGAATACTCCATTTATCACGGCTGGTTCACGTTTTGGACAAATGAAATCAAGGATTCCATTTACTTATAATGATTTAATTTCTGAAATTCAAAAGGCTATTGAAAGTGGTGTTCAAGGTAATTTGAATTTAATTACTAATGAAGAACCTAAATTTGAAGAAGCACAAAAACGTTCTTTTAGTGAAACAATGGCAGAAGCTGGAGTAATTTGGGGTAAATTCCCTAAAACTCAAGAATGGAATGAAAGAAAAATGAAAGTTGTTGAAGAATATTTTGGACAACCAATTAAACTTTCTACAGCCACTCCGGCACAACAAGACCTTGTTGAAAGTGTAATTGAAGATCTTAAAAATTTGCTTTCAGAAGTAAAATAGTATATAATTAATATATAAATTAGTAAGCCGATATGTATAATTATGTATCGGCTTATTTTGTATTGGAGGGTGCTGTGCCAAAGTGTCCACATTGTAATAATGAAGTAAAAGAAGAAGATGCAATTTATAATACAAAAACTAAAAGATATTATCATGAATTATGTTATAATATCTTATTAGAAAGAAAACAATTAGTAGATTATATTTGTGAACTTTTTAATTATAAAAAACCTAGTGTAAAAATTTATCAACAAATGTCGAATTATTATGAACGTGGTGTTTCATATTCTGATATGTTATTAGCTTTAAAATATTTTTATGAAATTAAAAAAGGAGATATTAATAAATCACAAGGTGGAATTGGTATTATCCCTTATGTATTAGAAGAAGCTAAAGAATTTATTACATTAGAAAAAATAGAACAAGATAAACTTGTTAAAAAATTTGAAAATAGTACAATAGAACAAAAAGAAACAAAAATAATACACATAACCGAACAACATAATAATAAACAAAGAAAAAATATTGATATTAATATGTTGTGAGAAAGGAGTTAATTATAGCTTCCTTAATTGATAATAATAATACCATGCAAGTTATAGGTTGTTTACTATGTGATCCAATGTTATTAGCCGATCCTAAAGTTTATATTAATGAACAATTAGATTTTACAGAAAAAATGCATAAATTAGTATATGGAGCAATTTATAATTTGTTCAATAATGGAATGTCAAAAATTACTCCAATAGACATAGATAATTATTTATCAACCTATAGCGTTAATTATGAATATTATAAAAATGGAAATGGCTTACAATATCTTAATGATGCAGAAGATTTTGCTCAACCAGAAAACTTTTTTTATTATTATGAAAGATTTAAAAAGTTATCTCTTTTAAGATATTTTAAATCACAAGGTTATAATATTAAAGAAATTTATAATGAAGATATACAATCACCCAAAAAAGAAATTGAAATGGAAGAAAAGTTCAATCAAATGAGCTTAGATGATATTTTTAATTATTTTAAGGTTAAGATTGATAATATAGAAAAAACTTATAGAAATAAACATACAGATAGAAGTGTTGCCGCACATGAAAATATTGAAGAACTTTTAAAAAGTTTTAAAACAAGTCCAGAAGTTGGTTTGCCATTTTATAATGATATTATGAATACAATTGTAAGAGGTCAAAGAAAAGGAAAATTTTATCTATCTTCATCAAGTTCTGGTGTCGGCAAATCAAGAAGTATGTGCGGTGAAATGTGTCATTTAGTATATCCATTTAGATATAATAAAACTGCAAAAAGATGGGTTCAGAATGGATTTGCCAAAAAAGCATTATTTATTCTTACAGAAATGGAACCAGATGAAATACAAACAATGATTCCAGCATATTTAGCAGATGTTAATGAAGAACATATTCTTCAAGCATCTTATGAAGATGATGAAGAAGAAAGAGTTAAATGTGCAATTGAAATAATGAAAGCTTATCCACATTTTTATATTGAACAAATTCCAGATCCTAATGCAGCACAAATACAATCTTTAATAAGATTTTATGTACAAAATTATGATGTAGAATATGTATTTTTTGATTATATTTTTTCTTCACCTGGATTATTATCTGAATATAGAGATTTAAAAATTAGAGAGGATGTAGCTCTTCTTATGTTATCAAATAGTTTAAAGGAAATTGCAACTGAATGTAATGTATATGTAAGAAGTGCAACTCAACTTAATGGTTCTGCATTAGAAAATGACAGCAAAAATCCAAAAGTGCGGAATCAGGCAATGCTTCGCGGTTCTAAAGCTGTATCTGATAAAGTAGATGTTGGATATATTACAATGCCAATTACAGTAGAAGAAGCAACAAAACTTGAACCAGTTTGTCAAAAATTATGTTTGCCACTTCCCACTCATGTAAGTGATATTTATAAAAATAGAAGAGGTAGATATACAGCTGTAAGAGTATGGCATCAATTTGATTTAGGAACTTGTCGTATGCAAGATTTATTTGTAACTGATCAACTTTTTCAACCAATAAATATTCAAATTGTTAAATATTTATTTGGAGAAGAAGAAAAAACTTTTGATACAGAAAATTTATTAAGAGTTATCAATGACAGAAATATCTAATGCACAATATATAAAAGAAATTATAACAGATAATGATATTAAGAATATTATGGCAGAATATGAAGCATATCCTTCATGTGAAACTAAAGAAATAATTATGTTTCCAACTATATGCCATAATCTTCATGCACATGATGCTTCTCATAAGCTTTATTATTATAAAAATAGTAAAATGTTTTATTGTTTTACTCAATGTAGTAAAAGTTATGATATAATTAGTTTATTAATAACAATAGAACATTTAAGAGGAAATAATCAATATTCTTTTTTTGATGCTTTATATTATTTATCAAATAAATTAAATATACAAGAAAATTTTTTTGAACGTTTAAAACAAGATATATATCAATCAAGAAAAGATTATTTTGAAAAGAAAAATCATAAAATTCCTTATTGTATATATGAAAAAAATATAATGAATTTCTTTAATTATTATCTTCCATATGAATGGGCTAAAGATGGTCTTACATTAGAAGAATTAAAAAAATATAATGTAAGATATTATCCAACTGAAAATCAAATGATAATACCTCATTATGATATTAATATGAATTTAGTTGGAATAAGAATTAGAGCTTTTAATGAAGAAGATATGATTAAAGGAAAATATAGACCTTTAAAATTAGAAAATACAATATATTCTCATCCACTTTCTCAATTCTGTTATGGATTATGGAACACAAATTTTGGAATACAGCAAACACATAAAGCTGTAATAGTAGAAGGTGAAAAAAGTGTAATGTTAGGTGAACAATTAGAATATAATAATTTAGTAGCTTGTTGCGGCAGTAATATATCTAAAGTACAAATTCAACAACTTATTAATTGCGGTGCTAAAGAAATTATTATAGCTTTTGATAAAGAATATATTGATAATAAAGATAAAAAATGTGAACAATATTATAATAAATTATATGAAATATCTAATAAATACAAACTTTATT